GAAGAAGAAAAATTTATTGTATGTTCAGCAGGTCAAATTACAGACTTGTTAAATGTTACACAAGTTACATCTTCTGATTTTGCTACAGTAAAAGCATTAGCACAAGGCGAAATCGATACTTATCTAGGATTCAAATTTATCCGTTCACAAAGATTAGGAACAGATAGTGATGGAAACAGACAGGTATTAGCATTTTGTAAATCAGCAATAGGACTTGCAGTTGGAGCAGATATTTCAACTAAAATCTCCGAAAGAGCTGATAAAAATTACGCAACGCAAGTATTTCTATCTATGACAATCGGTGCTACTCGTATCGAAGAAGAAAAATTAGTAGAAATTGCCTGTACGGAATAAAATTTAAAACAAGGAGGACATTAACATGGCCGTAACAACACAAAAAAGCACAGAGTACACAAATAGAACTGCTACTCCTCTAGTAACAGCAAATGCTGTAGCTGATAAAGGTAAATTAAGAACTTTACAGTTTACACATAACCAAAGTGGTACTGGAGATGCTGGTTCAACTGTTACCCTTGGGAAACTCCCTGCAGGTAGAGTTAAACTATTAGGTGGCCTTTCAAGATTTTATTGTAACTGGACAGCTAGTTCACAAACAATGGATATTGGATGGGCAGCTTACGAAGATCTTGATGGAACAGCAGTAACTGCTGACCCAGATGGTCTAGTAGATGGTTTAGACGTTGATACAGTAGGTTACTTTACAATGGAAGGAAACACTGCAGCAGGTAAACTGCTTGGTGGAAACTACATTTTTGAAAGTAAAGGTGGAGTCGAAATTGTAGCAAAAGCTATCGGTGCTTTAGCAGACGATGACGATTTAGTCGGTGTAATTACTTACATTGTAGACTAATACGATAACAAAGGGGGTAGTTTTGGCTACCCTCTAAAGGATAAAAATGGCAACTGAAGTTTCAATATGTTCAAACGCACTTAGAAAATTAGGAGATGACCCTATTACATCCCTTACTGATGATACAGAAAGAGCAAGACTTTGTAATAGTTTTTATGAATCATCAAGAGATTCTTGTTTAAGATCACACCCTTGGAATTTTGCAATAACTAGAGCAACACTTGCACAATTGTCAACAACACCAGCTTATGGTTTTGCATATCAATATGCATTGCCTACAGATCCATATTGTTTAAGGGTTTTGGAAATGGAATATCAAGACTACATATTTAAAATAGAAAACTTAGCAACCGAAGGTAGAGTGTTATTAACAGACGAAAGCACAGCAAAAATACTTTACATTGCTAGAATAACTGATACAACATTATTTGATTCTTTATTTGTAGACTTACTAACAGCTAAACTTGCAACAAACTTAGCTTATGCAATAACTGGAAGTCTAAAAGTACAGGAACAAATGTACGCACTTTATACAAAAAAACTTTCTGAAGCACGAAGTGTTGATGGACAAGAAGGGTTTATTGATGACCTTGTTTCAGATACATTTACAGATTTTAGAAAAGGTTTTTAATGGCTAGAGTACACCCTATACAAACTAATTTTACTCGTGGTGAAATAAGTCCACGAGTTTTTGGACAAATTGATTTTAAAGGTTATCCAAATTCTTTAGAAACTTTAGAAAATATGACTGTGTTCACACAAGGTGGAGCAACACGAAGAGGTGGCACTAGATTTGTAACAGAGGTAAAAGATTCTTCGGCAATAACAAGATTAATACCTTTTGAATTTAATGTAGAACAAGCATATGTTTTAGAGTTTGGTGAACAATATATAAGATTTTACAAAGATAATGGACAAATAGTAGAAGCTGATAAAACTATTACAGCTATTACTAAAGCAAACCCAGCAGTAGTAACAGCAAGTTCACATGGATATGTAAATGGTGACCATGTTTGGATTAATAATGTTGTTGGTATGACAGAAGTAAACGGAAGAAGATATACTGTTGCAAATAAAACAACTAACACATTTGAATTATCTGGTGTAGATTCTAGTAATTATACAACGTATAGTTCAAATGGTGATGCACAAAAAGTTTATGAAATTGCAACACCATATACTGCAGCACAAGTTTTTGATTTAAGATTTGCACAATCAGCAGATGTAATGTATATAGTACATCCAGAACATGAACCAGAAAAATTATCAAGAACTGGGCATACATCATGGACACTTGCAGATGTAGATTTTGGTGCAACTGGTCCTTATTTAGATGTAAATACAACTACAACAACATTGACACCAGCATCGTCTGCTGTTGCCACAGGTGTAAATATAACTGCATCAGCAACAACAGGTATTAATGATGGAGATGGTTTTCAAACTACAGATGTTGGACGAATTTTAAAATTTAATAGTGGTGAAGCTAAAATTACAGCAAGAACTAATACAACAGTTGTTGTTTGTACTATAACAAAAGCATTTGCAAATACAGATGCAACAGTAGGATGGCAGCTTGGTGCATTTTCAAATACAACTAAATTTCCATCTACTGTTACATTTTATGAACAAAGACTTTTTTATGCTGGAACAACATCGCAACCACAAACTATTTTTGCATCACAATCTGGTTTGTTTGACAATTTTGACGTAGGCGATTCAAGTGCAGCAGATGCTTTTATATATACTATTGCAACAAATAAAGTAAATGTTATTAGATTTTTATCACCAGCTAAAGATTTAATTGTAGGAACAGCAGGTGGTGAATTTAAAGTTGGACGACCTTTAGGAGAACCATTAAAACCAGATAATGTAAACATTACACAACAAACAACTTATGGATCACATACAACTGAACCTATACAAATAGGTGGTGATGTATTATTTGTGCAAAAACAAAGAAAGAAAATAAGATCATTTGAATTTAGGTTTGCAGATGATACATACATTTCACCAGATTTAACATTACTTGCTGAACATATAACAGATACAGGAATTGTAGATGTAACTTGGGCACAAGAACCAGACCAAATATATTATGCAGTAAGAGATGATGGCATATTGTTAGGTATGACTTATACAAAAGAACAAGAAGTTTTAGGTTGGCATAGGCATATTATAGGTGGTAAAGCAACAAATTGCACAATTACACTTACAGATTATGCTAACATACAATCTGGTTCTAAACTTACATTTACAAAAAGAGATAATACAGAAGTTACATTTACATCTACTACAGGCACAGCAGGTACAAATGAATTCCAAACAACAAGTAACAATAATACTTCTGCTACTAATTTAAAAAATACAATAAATGGTCACGCAGATTTTACAGCTACAGTAGCTTCTAATGTTGTAACTGTGTCGGAAACAACACCAGAATCTACTGGATATTTAACAGTTGTAAGTCAAGATGTTATTAGACTAGCTAAAGTAAACGAAAGTCAAGCAAAAGTAAAATCAGTAACGTCAATATCTGAAGCAACAGAAAATCAAGTGTGGGTAATTGTAGAAAGAATTATTAATGGTTCAACAGTAAAATACGTTGAATATCTTGACAGTACATTAAATCAAGATTCTGGACTAGCTGGAACAGTAACAGGTTCTAGCACTAAAGTTACAAGTCTTGACCATTTAGAAGGAGAAACAGTACAAGTTTTAATAGATGATGCTGTATATCCAAAACAAAAAGTTACAAACGGAGCAGTAACAGTTAGTTTACCAAGCACGTTTGCAACTAAAACAATAGAAGTAGGATTGGGATACGAATCTACATTAAAAACATTAAGAGCAGAAGCAGGATCACAAGTGGGTACTGCACAAGGGTCTAAAAAAAGGTATAATGAAGTTATAGTTAGATTACATAAAAGTATTGGTGCAACTATAAATGGCGACCAACTTCCTTTTAGAAGTTCGGCAAACAACATGGGTGAACCAATACCAGTATTTACAGGAGATAAAAGAGTTTCTAATTTAGGATGGAATAGGGAAGGTCAAATTACTATTAAACAAACACAACCTCTACCTATGACTGTCTTGTCTGTAACAGGCACATTAGTAACGAGTGATTAGATATGGCATTTTGGTTAGCAGCAGCAGTCGCAACATCAACAGCAATTTCTTTTATGGGTTCTTTAAACCAAAGCAGACAACTTCGTGCTGCTGCAAAAGCAGATAAAAGAACAGCACAAATAAAAAAAATACAAGAAACAATTGCAGCAAATGATAGAGCAGCAGCAGTTTTATCAGAGCAAAGAGCAGCACAAGGAGCAAGAGGAGTTGCAATGAGTACGGGTTCAACTTTATTTGAACAACAAAATGCTTTAGATGACCACGAAGAAAATATGTTTTGGATAGATAAAAGTTTTGAATACGAATTAAATATGATTGATTTTAGACTTGCTGGAGCTTTAGCAAAAGAATCTTATAGTAGAAATGTTAATTTAATAACAGGTGCTGCAAGTGCTTATGCTTTAGGTAAAGCACCACCAACAGGAACAACATCATCAACAACATTATCAACACCAACAAATATGCAAAGTACAAGTTTAGGTAGCTCTACAAATTTTGGAAGTTTTGGATACGGATAGAATATTATGGCAAAAATAAATCCTATAAGAGCAGGAAAGGTTATAAAACCATTTGACCCAAGTGGTAGTTCACCATTTTTGCAAATTTCAGCTTCAAACCGAGGTATATCAGGTCTTGCACAAACAGTAGTAACAACTGTAGCTGAATTAAAAAATGACATAGATCAAAAAGCAGATGAAGAAAGAATTTACAATAAAAATACTACACAAACATCTTTATTAGAAAAACGATTACAAGAGCAAATGAATGAATGGCTTGATGATCCTAATTATTCTAATTTAACACCAGAAGAATTTGATAAAAAATGGGAAGCATACGAAAAAAAAGAATTTAATGATTTAAAAAATAAAGTTTATGGTAATGACCCAAGAGCATGGGGTCGTTTTGAATCTGCTTATTATACTGTATTTAATAATAATAGAAGAGTTTTTAGGCGAGAAAGACTTGATAAATTGCGAGTAGATACAGCAATAAGTGTACAAAATAGAAGAACAGAAAGATTAAAAAAAGCAAAAACGTTGCACAAAAATAAAACTCATGGACAAAATCAATGGAAATGGAGAAATGATGAATTAAAACAAATAGAGTTTGATTTAAAAAGATATGAAAATGTTACTAAACGTAAAGTAACAGCTGCAGAATTAACAGAAATAAAAAATGAATTAAATTTATCAGTTTGGCAAAGTCAGTTAGATTCTCATCAACCATTATTTGATGAAAGTGGAGAAATTAATTACAGTAAAGTTGTAGATTGGTTAAATGAGCCTCGAAATATTGAGTTAAATGGAGAAATTTTAACTGATCCTTATAGAAAAGAACTTTTAGGTATATACACAAATAAAAGTAATATACAAATAGCTAGTAAAGAAGCTAAAATAAAAAATGCTAATACAAAACATTTTGACAATTTATATAAAGAAGTTCTTAATTGGAAAGATCCTAAAACTTTTGATGAAATAGATATAAAAAATGGAAGAAAAAGTATTACAATAGATGAAATTAAAAATAGTACAGATTCTTTAGGTAGAAAATTAAATGGTAATCAAATAGAATCATTAATTGGTTTGCGTAACAAAAAAATTAGTAAAGACCCAACAGTAGATGAAGATTTAGGTTTTGGTTTGGCTTTGTATGATTTTATTTTACAAGGAAAAGGTCCTCGAACTCTCCTTGATGAGTATAGTTTATTTCTTGGCACAGAAGGCAACCTTGTACCAAATACTTTGTTAAATAGAATTGCTGAACGATCTAATTTATTAGACCCAGGAACTGCAGGTAAAACAGGAGAATTGCACAAAAAATATACTGTTTTAAGTGATCCAAGATTATCAATGGAAATGAAAGAAAAAATAATTAAACTATTTGATACAAAAATACGGAGTGAAAAAGAATTTATATCTGTAAAAAAAGCTAATGACATATTTATGAATAGAGCAAAAAGTTTTAAAGGTAAAGTTATGGGTACTAGTTTTAAAAGTCCTGCATCAGTTGAAAGATATCATCTTTTTTTACAAGAAAAAAGAAAAGAATTTGAAGATGGATTAGCTAGAGGATTATCAACTACTCAATTAACAACAGAATATTTAGAAGATGGAGTAACAAAAAATCCAGATTATATTTTTGATTACGACCAAATGGTTATTGATAAATATATAGTTCTTAAAAGTCAACAAATAAATGATTTAGTTAATGCAGATGTAGTTAAACCACCAGCAGAAAAACAAATTCAAGGTACAGATTTAGGAGATCCAATTGCTAAAGTAGACCAAACAGGTAAATTTGTATACAGTTATTTTGACCCAACAACTCAACAAAAACTTGAAGTTTCTGAAATGTCTATACATTTTCAAGACAAAAAAACTAAAAAATGGGTAGTTGTTCCTAGCATACACAATGGTCAAATTTTTACCGAAATACAAATACAAGATATGTATAGAGATGGAAAGATTGAAGCAGTAAGTGTTCACGATTCAGACGCAGAAGCAGAAGCAGCATCAATAGCAAGAAGCAATAGTTTTACAACATCACCTCTTATTCCTACTTATCAAGAAGCATTAGAAATTG